GAACAAAGATCGGCTTGACTATATTTATAGTTTCTGTTAATTTTTGGATAACCGGTACACCGTGTACGTCTTCATTTAAACAACCAATAACGTTGCCGTCATCGCTGACATATACGCCGGTACGGTCGGGAACAAATCTAAATGTCCATACAGCATGTTTACCTTTAAACTCTGACCCAAATCCCAAACCTTTAACATCCTTGACTTCCATCTGTGGAGCAGTGTCGTAGTTTATAATGGATCTAATTTCAACGCATTGTTTAAGCGTGGTAAAGTTTCTATGTTGATCGTGTTCGAGCTGACTGCCTTGTTTAGGTCTTGCAACCTTGGTGTCAGTGACATCGACTAATGTTTGTATTTCAATAACTTGCATAAAGTACCTATATAATTACAGATATTTATGTCAAAAGAAAGGGCGTATAAAAATACGCCCTTGTTATTTAATTTAAAAAAATTAAATTGCACCAGCTGTTAAAATACCAGCTGCTACTGATGTAGAAGCGTTGTTAACGCTTTGTAGGTTACCAGAAGCCTGAACTAGGTCTTCTAAGTGAGCAGCAAAAGTTTCGGTGTTTGTGCCGTCCCATTTAGCTGAACCGAAGTCGCCACCAATAGCAACAACACCAACTGTTAGTTCTGTGCCGCTGTTCTTTAGTGAACCGATGATTTCGATAGAGCAAACTTGAGCAATAGCGTCAAGTGCTGCCACAACTGGTGAGCGAACACCGGCTGCTGTTGCACCTAATTTAGCTGCCACTGTGCTTGGGAATGTCAACGTGAAAAACTGTAGAGTTGGTCCGTTTTTGAAGTGTGGAATTGTTACACTTTCGTTCTTTTTAATTTGTTCTGCCATTTTAAAATCTCCTTGATTTTTTTAATCGTTTTTAAGTTCCCCTATGGAACTTGTATGTTTTTATTTAGTCTCTTTGGAAAAAAATGCCCGTTATGGCCATTAATCTTCTTCTTTTACATCACCTTCGATGACTTTAAGACCGCGAGCGGTTTCTTTAATATCACGGACTTTGCGTATTCCACGGGTAAATTTACTGGGATCCCCGCCTTTAATGCTGTTGATAAATCGGCGCTCTAACTCGTAGGCCTGTTCTTCTGGGAAGTTTTCTTTGATAATAGCTAGAAGATTGATAGCACTATTGATAACATGCGTAGCTCTAGACTCTATTACTGCTTCATTGTCTTTTTTGACGGTAATCGAGTTTAGTTCTTCTAGAAGACTTTTAGTGGCTCTTTTCAAGTTAGTATCCTTTGCAATATTTAGCGAATTTGTAATCATAGTATAGCATAATGATTGGAGGAATAAAACCTTGCAAATTGTGCGGTCGCAACATATAATGTATAAATACTCAGTAGAAACCATAAGTACTCTACAGTTTAACACACAGGAAAAATATGAAATACATATCAGAAAAAATGTTAGCCATCTTGGAACGTTTATCCGAAATGTTCCCAGGTAGCAGTTATCAAAGCCGCTTAGACTCTTATCTAAGTAACAAAGGCATTACCGATGCCGCCCAGTTGGAAAATTACATCCAACAATTTAACTATTCTCACAAGGAAAAAAATATATGAAAAACTTTATCAACACACTTTACGAAGGTCTAATTACTTGGGCCGAAGCTATTGCGGAATACCGTAAGAGCAAAGCATCTCATCACTACTATTGATACCATGGAATTAGTAGCAATTCAAATTATAATATTTGGTATAATAATTCTTGTGTATATGGCAGAGGAGTTTAATAAATGAATTTTATAAAAGCTCTAACAATGTTACTACGCTGGAAGCAACAAGGATGGGAAGTACATCCCATCATCGATACTGAATTTCACGGCTGGGTTTAAATCACCATATCGCTTTACAGACACTATAGTTGTCTGTATAATAAATACATTACACATATACACACAAGGAGAATAATATGTTCACACCAGATTTCTACATTGATTTATTTCAATCATCAAAGCGTCAGTTAACTAATCAAGTTTACAAAGACGACACACTCAACAAAGCCTGCAATGCATTTATCGACGCCCAAACAGCGTTTGCTAAAATGATGGTTAAGAATTACATTGATTTGTCTGCACATTCTGCGGACGCTATCAGTAAAGTTTTGTTCCCTAAAAAGGAAGAAACAGTCAAGTCCAAGACTGCTAAAAAATCAGACAATACAGACATTAACACACAAGGAGAATAATATGTCATTTGAAACAACAAAATTACCAGAAGTTAAATTTAACAAGAACGGCTACGAAATCCGTACAGATATCTTGGGAATGGCCAAGAGTCTAGTACAAGATGATTTCCACGCTAAATTCCAAGGCTGGGAAATGAGTGCTGCTAAAGACGAAAAAACTGGCCAGATCGTTACTACGGTCGGTATGCCACAATTTCCAGGACTTGATAAAGTTCTTGAAACAGCTGAAAAGATGTACGCATTTGTTAACACAGGTGCTAAGAAATAATTTTATAATAATAATATTAGGGCCTAGCCCAAAAATAATATAGTAAGTAAGAAAAAAGGACCTTCGGGTCCTTTTTTTATAGTGGCTTACTTTTTAGGTATTCCGGATAGCGTTTGTTAAAGTGACGCATAATAACTCCGGCAATTTCGTGTGCTTGATTTTCATGGGGACTACCAGTTGCTCCGCTATCTGGGTTAAGTTCACCATTCATGTTCTGTTTAAAATGAACTAGTTCATGGGCCACAGTTCGTAGTATATCTACTGGGTGTCGATTAGACAGTGCAACAGCCAGCATATTATCGTCTGGAGAATACATACCAAAGCTAGGTTGATCGCCTGTGTTTAAGTCCGGTGCAAAACGCATCTTAGGAAGACTGTCTACTTCTAGTACTTCCATGGCTAATGGTAGAAACTTTTTAAACATTTCTACAACATTGGCATTTTCCTGTGGACCTTCAACGATAAACTGACTTGCTCTCATAGCAGTATTTAGCGTCTCACAAAGTGATAATCTCCATCGGGTCCGTTGTTGCTAAAAATGCCTTGACAATCAAAACCTTGTTCATCCATATAGGCAATAACTTCATCTTTTAATGGAGCACCTTTATTATACTCTACAACCTGTAGTTCTAGGATAACGTGTTTTACGTCTGCTAGGGTTTCTACAGCACCTTTGAGTACATCAAGTTCTGCACCCTGTACATCCATTTTAACAAAGTCTGGTTTAGGGAATCTTTTAAGATTTGACACAGCATCAACTGTGACTGTTTTTAACATGCGCTTATGTGTATCGTTGAAGTAATTTACAGTATCTGGGTTAACTACTTCGTTTTCTTTATAGTAGCTGTTGCCGCCTGGATGTATGTCGTTTTGATAAAACTCAACTTCTTTACCAGTTTCGTTGCTTAACACACCTATATGGTATTTCATTCTCCGTTCTTGATACAAGAATTCTGTACTATCCATTGCTTCAAAGGCTACAATCTCTGCTTCAGGCCATATGCGGGCGGCTTCGTTGGTCCAATGTAGTACACAGGCTCCGATGTCGTAGATTACTTTAGGTTCAAGACCACTTGCTTTTAATCCAGCAAGATAATCCACATGGCTTCTAGGTATCAATCGTTGGCTACCTAGTTCTCGTAGTCTTGTTTGAATATTGGCCACAGGAGACGTATCAATAACAGGAATGTTATTATCAACGTTAAAAGTAAAACTGCCTGTGTGCTGACATTGTATAGTTGTATCAGCCCAAATCTTAAAACCCTTTTCTAGAGCTTTACGACAGAAGTCAACATCTTCTGAAACAGTGTCTTTGTGATTAATAGCACTATAATACTTAAACTGTGGGTAACCTATGGCTTTGAATACTTCTGCTTTAACCAGCACACAGCCAAACCCACATCCTGCAATTTCAACCAATCCCCTGTCTTTAATTTTACCGTAGGGTATATTAGTAACTCCGCCGTGATCAGTCTGCTCGTAGACCTCAAGTATATGCAGTCCAGGCTTGCGTTGTATATACAGGCCGCTGACAACATCCTTGTCATGTGCTAGAAGTTTTGATAGTGTATCTTTAGAGAAAGCAATGTCGCTGTCTACACTGAATAGGTAATCAAATCCATTGACTACCCAATCTGCTATCAAGTTGCGAACTTGATCTATGTTGTAGCCATAGAAGAACTGAAACGTAGTTTCATAACCTTCTGGTACTTCTAAATCATATATGGCCTTGAATGTATCAGGCTCTATGTTACGGGCTGTAGGGATTCCTATCAGTATCTTTTTTTTTGAAGCATTCATTTTCTTTACAATTATTTGTGCGTTTTGGTTTTGCTCAACGGCATTAACTTTATAATCGTTGAGTGGATTACTATCATTGTAGTTATACACTATGTCTTGTAGACATTTAACTTTGTCGGGATCAGCGGCTTCTATCAGAGCGTAGAATACACTTCCGTCACCTCCTGCTTTGAACCACTCGCCTCCTTCATTTTGGAAAAGGCTGTCTGGTATGTCGTTGAGCAGGTATTTTCTAAATGTGCGTAGGTGTGTATAAGGTAAGATCCAGTTGAAGTGATGATTCCTGTACTCTCGAGCTTGTTTAACATGTTCTGGGTAGGGTTGGCTAATTAAGGGAATATTATCAACCATGCTCCAGCATGATCCATAGGTAAACTCTGTAGTACCATCATATATAGCATTGTACTGACTAAAGATAGTATTGTCATTGACAAGACTGTCATCGCCATCTAACAACATAATGATAGCGTTGTTATTCATTAAGCTACGGATGTGATCGATTTGATTTTTTACAGCACCCTGATTTTCTTTGTTGACAGCAATTTTAAATCTATCCTGTACTTCCTTGGGCAATGCTTCTACAGTAGCCGTTACTACTTCTACGGTATTGTCTGTAGAGCAGTCGTCAATTAAAATATGTACGTAGTTATCGTAGTCCTGCGCGGCCACACTCTGTATGCACTTGGCAATGTAGTTAGCACAGTTATAAAAAGGACTGATAATAACAATAGGTTGTTCGTTGCCTGTTTTATAATTTTCAAGTTCTATGGTATTATGAAACTTGCGATTCCATATCTTATGTACTCTACGATTAATTTTAGTAACTGCTCGATACTCATCTCGTGATAGATACAGGCCCAGTTTCTTAACCATCATCTGTTTCCACTGTAGCGCAACTGTGTCCCAACCTGCTAGGTCCTTGACAATGTTACAGTAGTATTGTTTTTGTTGATGTAGGTACTTGTTGTGATATGCCTGCACAGTCATAGCAACAAACTTTTCAACTTGTTCAGGAACACTAATGTCAGGGAACAGGCCGTTGGGTTCTATAGCATAGTCAATGTGATAGCAAGCACCTTCTAATGCAATTTCTTCTAAGGCACCAAATCTACAAGTAATAGCGGGTGTGTTGTACAGCAGACTTTCTAATGTGCTAATGCCAAACGTTTCTGGAAAGGCAGCAGGATACAACATGAAGTTTGCTACTGTGAGTATGTCGGCGATTTCACGTTGTGAAATAACTCCTGTAAATTCTATACCTAGTTTTGCCAGTTCAGGATCTGCGGCCATGGCACGCCAATCTTTTTCTTGTTGATCAGGTTCACTGCCTGTACTGAATCTATAATAGCCGCCAATGATCTTTAACTTGGCTGTGGGTATGTGTCTTTTAACATGTGGCCAAATATACTTGACCAACGGAATCATGCCCTTGGTCACACTTGCATTGTAGACAAACAAGTTAGGGTCTTTGGCGTTAATGTCTACTTCTGTTTTAAAGTTACGAGCACCGTTGCGTGTGATAAAGAATTTGTTCTTTAATACTTCAAAGTTACGTCTGCGTCCGTGATGACAGTTAGCAACATAGGTCAAGTGGAAGTCACTAAGCGTAAAGATGTCTGTGATCCGATTAGATGTTGCTAGTTCTTCAATTAGGTTATCGCCGAGGCAGAATGTATCGTGCATCCATAATGCACGGACTCGGGCTTTTGCTATTACTCTATTATATAGATCCATGTTCTGGAAAGGAGTAGATCTAATGTCATTTAGTTTAGGATAATCTGCGGCGTCTGTAAATGGGATTACAGTGCGTGAACTTATGACAACGTCAAACTCATGATCTAAAGCAAGGTCAGTTAGTGGGCGATATGTAACATTGTCGTAAACACCTGGACTGGCATGATCAATACCGCAGTTGTTGAACACAGTTACAGTAAATCCAATTTGGGCAAGTTCTCTGCTCATCAGTGTGACAGCACTTTCGCTGCCACCTAATCCTTGTTTATCTACAGTAGTACCATCATAGGGTATACCAATAATATCAATAATAGCAATCTTCATGCTATTAATTATACACTCTTTATCTAGATAGTCAAAGATATTGGATTAGATCCAATAAGCTGATAATGATGT